CCTGCGGACGGCCAGGACCACTACATGCATGCCATGGGGTACCTGTGGGTGGCCTCCCAGATGCGCGGCATCGCCGCCGGCTATACCAACCTTGGTATCGGCGTCTCCAAGTTCAAGGTCATCGACCCCACGGCGCCGAAGCGCAGGTAGGGGATTTACTTTTGCGTGGCACCGCCCCCAGTATGGCGCGATGCTACGCAAGATACTACCCGCCATCGCCAACTTCTTCACGCTGGACAAGCGTGCGGGAAGTACCTTGCCGGTCATCGCGCCGCCCAAGGTTCCCAACAAACCTTTGGCGCAGCCGAGCTTCTCCAAGCGCACCAAAACCACCAACGGCGACCAGCGCCTGGTGGCGGCGGACCGCCAGACGGCCAACCTTGACCTGCTGACGCTGCGCAACGGCACGACGACCAAATCGACGATTCGTGACTTGGCGCAGGTGTCCCCGGACCTCAGCGCCAGTGTGTGGGCTTACGTCAGATTGGCTGTGTCGAAAAACTTCACGGCGGTGGCGCGCAACCAGGACGGCACGGCTAACCCGGAAGCTACTGCAGCACTGCAGCAGATTCTTGCTCGCATGAACTACCTGACGGATTACGCCCAAGGGTTCAACAACATTTCAGGAGTCCTGGCAGTGGCGGAGTCGCTGGCGCGCGAGCTGCGCCTGTACGGCTCCTGTGCGCTTGAGCTAGTTTTGGATCGCGCCAGGTTACCTTCAAGATTGCAACCCATCAGTACCACACAACTTGTGTTTTTCGAGGCGCCAGACGGCACCAATTACCCGGTGCAGCAGATCGGAGAAGTGGACCGCAACCTGGACACGCCGGCCTTCTTTTACGAGTCGCTCGATCAAGATTTGATGTCTGCATACTCAGACTCACCAATGGAGAGTGCGCTTGCAGCTTCACTCGCGGACGCAGAGTTTACCCAGGACATCAGGCGTGTTATCAAGCGGGCACTGCACCCGCGAATGGACGCCGAGATTGACTCGGAGGCTTTCCGAAAGAGTATTCCGCTGGAGTTGCAAGGTGACACAGAGGGTCTTCGCGCGTACCAGAACAACTTCGTCAGCGCGGTTGAGGATGTTGTAAATGGTCTCGAAGTTGATGACGCGTTGGTGCACCTCGACTCAGTGAAATTTTCGTACCTGAATAACGGCAACGTCACCCTAAATCGCGAATACGACACTCTGCAGAGCCTGATCAATAGCAAGCTGGCCACCGGCACCAAGGCGCCGCCGAGCGTGCTTGGCCACGGCTCGGGCAGCGCCAACATTGCATCGGCCGAGACGATGTTGTTCCTTAAGTACGTGGCGGGCCTGCAGAACAAGCTGAACTCAATTTTCAGCCGCTCCCTGACACTGTCAGTGCGCCTGATGGGGTACGACGTCTACTGTGAGTTCGCCTTCGCACAGGCAGACTTGCGCCCGGAGGCCGAACTTGCAGCCTTTCGCGCTATGAACCAGTCCACAGTTCTGGAGCAACTGAGCATCGGACTGATCTCCGACGAAGAGGCTTGCATCCAGTTGACTGGACGCCTGCCACCGAAGGGCTACAAACCACTCAGCGGTACGTTCTTTAAGGCTGGATCGCAGGACCCTAACGCTGTTGACACGGCATCCGCCCAGTCAAGTACTGGCGCCATGCAGCAAACCTTAACCTCAGATGCGCCGAAGGCCCCGAAGGGCCCTGCGAAAAATTCTCCGTTGGAGAGGGTCAAGTGATGGCTGAAGACCAAGACTCACCTTTTACAGCAGACTTGACTGTCTCGACAGATACCCCAAACTCAAGGGCTACCGACTTAACCGACTCGCCTGCTGCAACTTTAAGCCGGGTTTCTGTGGCCAGGTCTGGGCTTAACCTCCTGCGTTTAGACCCCCTAATGCCCAAGGAGTCCGGGTACCTTCCGTCGGGTGTGTTCCAGCAATGCCCACCGCGAAGTTTAGACAAGTATCCCTTACCGAGGCCGCACAGTAGCTCGATCTCAGCGTCTGTTCGCGACCCCTCCAAGATTAGCGATATTGCTTTGTCTATGACTTCCCGTGGGTACGCTCTTCGCTTAGTCTCACTGGTTCTGAGGTGCATCCGGCCGGAAGCTAGGGAGTGCTGGACGTTCTCTTCCTGGGAGCAGTACTCTAAGTTGATAGCCCTGTTGTTGTCTCTGATGAAGTCAATGTGGTTGACTGTAGGCTTGTCGGCAGGCGGCTCCCCCAAAAAAGCTCTAGCGACCATTCGGTGTACCTTCAGGGTGCTGTACACACCGTCTTTCCCTAGGCCCACTATGTGGTATCCGCCGGTAGCGGGCCGGGTAACCTTCATGGCGCCTCTACGTACCCCAGGGACGCCCTTAAACATCAGCACCCTATCCAGCGACCTGACTCGACCCAGGTCACTGACCTCATACAAGCCCTCGTATCCGACGACGGCCCGCCAATTTTCGACTTCCATTTTTACCTCTTTCCGGGGATTTGCTCCCTCTCTCAGGTTTCTGACGAGCAGCGTTACTTCTGTGCTGCAAGGAACTGCTCGATCGCCCTCCGAATCAGCTCTGCAAGAGCCACGTCGCGCTGGTCGGCCAATGCTTGGAGCTTTTCCAACATTGGGTCTGGGATGTAGAAGTTAATTCGTTTCATACGCTCATTATACATAGGAAATACTCACATGCCAAACGGAACATTTTGGGCTGGAACAGAGCAAGCGCTTGAAAAACTGCTTGCCTCGGAGAAGCTGGACGTATCCGCCATGCGCCCACAAGAGCAGGCAGACGGGGTACCTCGCCTATTTGCCCAGTCAGGCAACGTCGGTGTGATCACGATCGCAGGGTCCCTGGTCAACAGCGACTCGTGGATGAATGCTTTCATGGGGCGCACCTCCTATGGCGAGATTCGGGACGCATTGGTTCACGCCGCATCGGACCCCAACGTCGGAGCCATCCTGTTGGACATCAACTCCGGGGGCGGTGCAGTCTCAGGTGTCAGCGACACAGCGGACCTGATCAAGAAGATCGACAAAGAGATCAAGCCCGTCCACACCTTTTCGGACTCGCAAATGGCATCAGCGGCTTACTGGCTTGGCTCCAGCGCGCGCTCAGTGGACGTTGGAAAAGTTGCAGAGGCGGGCAGCATCGGAATAATTACCGTTCACCGAGAAATGTCCAAGGCTATGGAAATGGACGGAATCAAGGCCACCGTCATCAAGGCGGGCGAGCACAAAGGAAATGGCAACCCATACACACCGCTGACAGAAGCGGCAAGGGAGGAGATTCAGGGACAACTTGATCACCTCTACGGAATTTTCATGGGTTCAGTTGCCGAGAACCGTGGCCTGAGCTACCCCGTCGCAGACAGCAAGATGGGGCAGGGCAGGGTGTTCATCGGCACGCAGGCAGTGGATGCGGGACTTGCTGACTCGGTCACTACCTTTGATGCAGTTTTATCCCGCGTGACAGGGGAGATTGACGCGCGCAAAAAAGTTCCCCAGTATGGCGCCAATATTTCTAAGGAATACTCAATGCGAGCAACACTTACACCTCAAACTATCGCCGCAATGGCGGAGTCAGGTACTCCAATCCCTGTGGACGCCGCAGTTTTACCTACGGTTGAGGCATCCACAGAGACCTTGCCTGAACCCGTGGTTGCAGCCGCAGAGCCCGCCCCCGTCAAGGCCGAGTCCCCGGAGCTCGTGGCATTCCTCAAAACAAGTTTGGCTGAGGCCCAAGCTACCAATCTGGACCTCACAGTCCAGTTGCGGGATGCCAAGGCTCAAGCTGAAGCAATGACCGCCACACACGCGGCCATGCGCTCGATCGCCGCAGCCTCTGTGGATCGGCTCAAGGTCTCGTTGGGCGGCACACCTGGCGGCGCTGACGCGCTGTCCGACACAGCACTTCTGGCTGAGCACGCAACGCTGCGCGCCCAGTTTGAGTCCAAATTCAAGGCTGGTGGCGTGGCGGCGGTTTCGTCCACTGCGCAGCCAGACGTGAAAAGCGAGGTGGTCGATCCCGTCCGCCAAGCACGGTTAGCTTCCACCCGCTTTGCCAAATAAGGAGAACTACAAATGGCGAAATTTCAGATGAAGGTCACGCTCAGTGACGACGATAACTACACCACCGCTCGCGTAGCGGACGGTTCGGCCACCAACTTGCTCAACGACGCAGACGTCGGCAAGTTTGTGAAGCTGATCGGCGACAGCCAGTACGGTCTGTGTGCTGTGGGCAATGAGATCGAGGGCATCATGGCCTCCGGTCCCGACAACGCCACTCAAGACGGCTACGCGATCGCCACTGTGCGCCGCGAAGGCCGTGTGCAGGTTACGTTGGACGGCTTGCAGGCTACCCCGGGCACCGGCACTATCGCAGTGGGTGATTACGTTGTTGCTGGTACGGTAGTTGCTCGCAACACCTCGCTGGCTGGCGCATTCCCCAAGGTCTGCAAGGCAACAGGCGCAGGCACTACCCTGAACTTCAAGTGGCGCGTCGTGGCACTTGACGGCACTGGCGCAGTTGGTCAGACCGCCTTGATCGAATCCCTCTGCTAAGCAGCAGCCTGAATTAACCCGCCAAAAGAAGGAGAAAATCCCATGGCAGATTCCCTCATCTACATCGACGCAAAGGGCGACAAGTTGCCCGTCGATATGACCGTCGGCATGTACAAGGAAGCCGCTGATCGCAATCAGTCGCTGCCCCAGTACCTGGCCACCCAGTACCCCACCAACGCCGAGAAAAACGGTTCGGTGTTCGAACAGCT